GCATTCCCCATCTGGCAAGCACTTGCTAATTGAGCCTCATTGATAGTGCTGGCGTTTGGATTGGTGTAGTTAGTAGCTTGAATCAAAGTTTCTTGATTGTAGAAACTTTTCATGTCAGCAGGCGTAACGTAGTTCATCAGGGAGTGACTAAAGGAGGCTCGTTGTTAGGGGGGAATTCTTTTTCCAAAATCAACGGAATTGCCGCATCCCATCCAGTAACGGGTTTAGTGATGCCGTGGGTTTGAGCGATCGCCTGAATTGGTTTCCATCCCTCGCTAGCAAATTTTGCCTTAAGTTCGGCTTCACGCTCAGCTCGCGTTGGTAGTGTCTGGAGTAGGTCAGCTTCAGGGGTAGATTCAATAGTTGCGGTATTAACAACAGGAGGTAAGGTACTTTCCCGCTGTCCCCCAGGCTCCTTGATTTTGCCTAGGTCTAAAAGGGATTGAGCCTGTTTTTCCTCAAGTTCTAGGGTGTCTCCAGACACGTAGTCCTGACCATTATGGTTAACAGCTTCGATGACTTCGTATGATTTTGCGGGCATGGGTATAAAACTCCTACAAGAAAAGCGCGGTACAGCGCGGATTAGGCAACGGCGTTTTGAATTAAGTAACCAGAATCAACACCTGTAACAAAGTGCTGGCGTTCAAACCGGAGTTTGTAATACCAGCTATCATTCATTTCCCACCAAAACGCATTGCTAACCTTAGGAACCCCTTTAAGGACGTAAGTATAAAATTTGGATGGTTCCGCCATGCGATCAACGTCGTTGTCGGCGCTGTAAGTGATTCGTCCGTCTTGACCTCCGAAAGCTTTGGGGTTGGTGTAGGCAATGATTAAGTCTTTCCCCCAGATGAACTCCAAATTTCCGGTAGCAGAATTCCTCCAAACGCCTTCGCCAGAGATATAGCGCTCAACATTGAAATACTGCGCCAGCATTTCATCGGTGATGGCCATTGAGCTGGTGGGCTGGAAGTTTGCCCGAATTAGGGGATTAGTTCGCAGTGCGCTGGTCACTTGCTCACCACCGACCATCACGTTTGGTTTGCGACCTGTGCGAGAAGCGATCGCCAATTTTGCCGTTTCTATGATCTGGTCGGGTCTTGAGGCTGGATCATTGAATTGAGACGTGCCAGACAGGGCTACAACCAAACCGTTGTAGTTAGCCGGATTTCTTGCAATTTTTGCCTGCTCAAGCTCAATATTGAGAGCAGAACGACGCATCAAGGAATTGCTAGCGCGTTTCCCTAAATTAATATTGGCGAGCGCTGCCTCTTCTTCAAATTCAACGGGAACTTTGTACGCCAGCCCCTTGTTCCTCAAGCTGAAAGATTTTCCTTCGTAGCCATCCTGGATTTCGTTGAAGGGTCCTCCATCTGCGCGATCATCTTCGGCCGGTACAAAAGCGGCATCATCGAACTGGATAATAATTCCCGTCCGAGCAGGAACTTCAGCAAACGGAAACAGATAGCGCCCCTTGAACTCGGCATTTGTATAGCCAGTGGCATAGGTACTTAGGATCATGTTGTACCCAGCCTTGACTTCGGCGCGGTTCATTCCCTCACGGGCAAAGTCTACTACCATCGTCTCCCCTAGTTCGATATCAAAATAACGCTTATCAGCTGACCCGCTGCCGTCGCCGATTGACCGGGCAATAAAACAGCAACAGCAGGACCAGTAGTGAACGTAACCGCTCTACCATCAGCATTAGTCTCTAATCGGCGCTCAGTAACATTAGCGCCGATTGCCGCCCCAGCCTCGACCATCGTCACGCCCAAGTGGTCGCACAATGCTGTTTCCCCAGCGGCAACAGCATAATCGTTGACGCCCAAGGTGTTTTGGTTGGCAGTGGCTTGTGCTCCAACGCGGTTAAGGAATCGCTTGCGAGCGATCGCACCCGTGGTAACAATATTTAAGTTGACAACTGACTGCTTGACTGCCATTACTGTAAGGCTCCTGTGTCTAGAAGAGCATCTACCGCCTCAGCGTAAGAAAGGTTGTGCTCCTTGGCATACGCCTGGACTTGTCGATGCTGGGCGGTGCTTCTAGCGTCAAAACCATCTGGCGCTTTTTGGGCAAACGACAAAGGCGCATCTTCGGGACCAATGGGCATTTGTTTGTTTGACCAAAGTTCCCGTCCGCCAGAAAGTTTGTTCATGTAAGCCTCACGGGGAGTGATAGTGCCTTCTTCCCCATAGTCGGCGGTGTTGGTGTTGTCTAGAGAAAGGATGAAGCGCACTTCTCGATCTTTCTGAGTAGGGAGGAGTTTGCGATCGCGCACTTGCTGTTCACAAAAGGCAGTGACCCGATCCACTTCGCGCTGTTGAGCTATTGTTTGATTTTCAGTTGCCAGACGCCGATTTTCTTGCTCAAGTAACCTTACCTTAGTCTCCAAGTTACTAAGGCTTTCCTTCATTTCTTCAAATTCAACTTCATCTGGCATAAATTCTTCATCCTCGCTGTAATCGTTCAAGGAATTGCTCAAGCTGTCAGAGTTTCGTTCAAATGACATCTTTAATTGGTCAATTTGCTCTCGCAATTGCGAGATATCCTCCCAAGTCGCCAGCATCGGCGTTGACCCAGAAGCGAGGTTCGCCAACTGTTCCAATATATAGATGGGATAAACTTTATCTGCTTCTTCTACCCCTTCTTCTTCAATAAGGCGATCGCGAGTCCGTTGATAGAAGTCCTTAAACAGGCTTGCCACGGGTGACTCATAATGAGCACCGGGCATCATGAAATCGCTAGAACCTGCAAAACTGGCAACATTCCGCAGTGCATTCCAGAATTTCACTCCGATACGGGCATCTTCTATGGTGTCGTCTTGAGCGTCTAAGCCAAACTCAACCGCGCCTTCCTGGTCTTCTGAGTAATTCTCAAAGTCAGCAACTGGGTGAGTAAAGTTGTCAGGCAGATCCATCCCTTTTACAGCAGGCGGGTCAATTCCACAGCCAGCAACGTGCCTAAGTGCTAGCTTTCCAGGATAAGGATTATATAAGGAGTTAGGAAGATAGAAACTAGAGCTGAAGCCCAAAATTTCCCCATTGCGAATCCATTCCCCCACCTTGGGAGAAATCTTCTTGAATCCGCCCAGAAGCTTATCGCCCACACGCTTGAGCTTTTCAGGATAGCCAAAAGCTAGCTGGCTCTTATGTAAGTCGCTATCTGAATAACTTCCTGTGTGATGCGCCGGATAACTAACAATGAGAGGTGCTTTGAAATTTTCGGGGTTATAGGTTTCGACGGCCTGATCTAAATCTTGAGGCGAATAGTCGCGAGTAACGCCATTAGACGAAGTTCTCCGACCCGCCTTAAATATCTCTAACCACTTCAGTCCATCTTGCATGAAGTTTCACAACTACACCTATCAGTTTTTAGATTAATTTCTCAATCCCTTAAAATGAGGTAATAGTTGCAATTATTGCCATGCAAATTCTGCAAATCAATTACGGACATCGGCTGACTGCTCTGCGAGAGAAATTCCACTGGAGCAGGGAACAGCTTGCCGTAGCACTCAATGTGTCTTATTCCACAATTCGCCGCTTGGAGGCGAATAAAACTTCGTTGACGCCGGAATACGCAGAAGCGATCGCACTGGCTTACGATCTGCCACTAAGCGACTTCTGGCAATGGATGGTTGCAGATATTAGCTGTTAAATATTGTTGAGATTTCTTGGAATCCGTATTGATTCAAGGCTTGAGTGATTTGATTTTTGTCGTCAGCAGATATAGGAAAACCCGAACCATTAAGTATTTCAATTAATTGGATTAAAACTTCTTTTAGCCTTGTAAATCTAGACACTTCATCCCCAAGCCACGCAGTGAAGACAATTGTCAAGTCCTTGTCACACCACCATAGCTTATCGCTCCATTCTGACGGTGCCTTTGCGGTCACTTCTCTAAAATGAATGTTGTACAGAGCAGAGGAATGAAAGGCGATCGCTAAAGCTTCCCAGTTCCTCCCCATCCCAGGAACTTGCTTTCTTAGAGTTTCTATTTCTTCTTGGGAAGCACCTTCCACCCATTTCCCCCCTGGCTTCCACTGTTTTCGGTGAGTATCCCATTCGCCACGCCATTTTGTACGAACAAAACTCTTAGTACATTCAGCATTGACCCATTCAGGCGACTTTGGGTCTTGTTCTAGCTCGGCAACATCAATATAAAATCCCTCGGAATCAATTTTTAAATATTTCATTTCCTGGATTGTTGATAGGATATTGCTACCGCACAAAACAATGTTGTTGTCGTTCCCATCCCCACCTTACTTATTGATGCATTGAACATGTGTCCTCCCTGCGTTGCACTAGACCCAGGAAACGTAGGAATATTTTTATCTATTGTTTTTCTTGTTACGCCAATTGCAAGGTTTTGGTTTACAGTGTCAATAGAATATCCAATTTGCTGAGCGCCTCCTAACGTAAAAGCCGCAGAGAAGTAGGTATTCCCGGCAATAAAACCAGAATTGAGTGTAGTGTCAAGTATTAACTCGTTCACCCAAATATTGTATTTCGTATTAACATACCCCCAAAAGACGGAAGCAGGAAAAGTCGATAGATTTTTTTGTTCAACAGGTACTATTATTTCTTGTTCCTTCAGCCAAACAGTCCCGTTCCATTTCCAAATATCCGCTATTTCCCCCGTAGAAGACAATTCCGCCCATCTTTCACCTCTCTGTGGGTTTGCAGGAACTGTCAATTGATAATAATTAAAACCATAATTAATAAGATTTTTCTGTGCTGATACATCAGTCGCGGTGATAAAGGCTATACCCGTCGCCGTCGCTCCCAGCTGAGTCAGACTTACGTTGTGCGGGTTAACAGTATTCCCTGCGTGGGCGCTTAGCTTGGCATCAACAGCACCAGCTGCACCAATGGGATCAAACTCAGTAGCATCACGGATAGCCGCTGATTTTAGACCAAGTAGATTTAATACTGCTGTAGCCGTACTAGATTGAATTAAGTTAGTGCCAAGAGTCGTCGCGCCCAGTTGACTTAAACTGACTTTGTGTGGATTGGCAACATTTCCGGCGTGAGCACTCAATCGAGTATCAACCGCCTCTGCCGCACCAATAGGATCAAAATCAGCGGCGTCACGGATAGCCGCTGATTTTAGACCAAGCAGATTTAATACTGCTGTAGCCGTACTAGATTGAATTAATTTAGCGCCAAAAGATGTCGTTTTTAACTTTTTATTTTTTAAATAACCAAACATTAGATTTCAAAGGCATAGTAAATTTTAGAAGCAGCAGAGCAACGAACATAAAGAGCGAATAGTAAGGGAGTGTCTACTTCACCAGCGGTTTCCCCCTCGTCAAGAGTAACAAAAGGGAAAATATTATCGCTAGCATCTTTCATTCCAAGATTCATCGCAGTATCAGAAATGTTTTGAAAAGACCAGCGCGATCGTTTGCTATTTGCAGGCATTAACAACGTCCAGGTATTTACCGTAGAGCTGGTTATGCCTTCGCGATTAACGGGAGCTGTTGAGGGAGTAACGACAAGAGATTCTTTGCCGCTTGAATCAACATAACCAACGATATAAGCATTAATAGCCCCAGGATAAGTGCGATTGTTTGATGCGTACATAAGTTCTCGTGCCCCCTTGAATTTACAGTTTCCTCATATAAACTCGTTTGCCGCCAAAAGCAGAATCGACCCCTCCTTCTGTTAATTCTTTAGGTGCTTTGTCACTTCCTATTAACTGTATTTTGTCGTTCGATTGTAAATCAAACAAATAATCGTCAAAATCTTTTTTACTAACGCGATCGCCTAAAGCTTTCCGTACATCAGCAATAGGAACAAGATTGCCGTGATTAAATTCGTCATCTAGGCGTTTGTGAGCTTCTAGTGCTACTTTGTCAAAATCAGATCGGGTCTTAATTTTTTCTCCTTTTGACAACTGAGATGCAGTCCCTAATGGATCTAACTCTGGTCTGCCTTTCAGTAATTCATCCAATTCTTTACTTCGTTTAGATGCCTTCGCTAAAGCAGCTTCTCCTTTGTCAGATAGCTTGGCATAAAATCTCATTCCACCACCTGGTGTCTCTATTGAGTCTTGCATTTTAGAAGACGTAGCGCCTATCATTTCGCCACCCATCAAGCGCAGCTTGTCATTAGCCTGCATTTCTATTAGGTAGCTCTTAAACTTATCTCTGGGAACGAGTTCGCCTATTTCCCTACGAAGCTCGTGAATGGGAACTAAACCATCGTGTTTCTTGGCTAATTTCCCATAAGTATGCATCACTAAATCATCAAAATCCTGCTGTTTGGTTACACTGTGGACTTTAGACTTAGGTGTTGCTGGATTTTTAGTCTGGCGTTCAGACTTAGTTTTATCTATTTTTTTAGTAGCGGAATTTTTCGCATCCCGTTGCTTCTGTGGGGCGATCACTTCTTTCTTTGACCGCGCTTTTTGAAGCGCCTTGTCTGGAATTGCTTTGTTTTGTGCATCTCTTTCCTCTGTCGCTTTACGTAATTCGTCTGCTGCAGCCTTCTCTCTCCTCGCCTTCATCTCCCGTCGTTTCTTGGCAAGGCTGGTATCTACAGTGCCCACCTTCCTCAGCGCTACCTCATGAGCCTTGCGTTCTTCCGGCTTCATACCGAGTCGGCACTTCTCCCCACCCTTAAGGCAACGCCCACCACACTGTTCAATCTTGCACTTGAGAGTTTTACCGCCCGCCGCCCTGAACTCTACAGGTTCCGCAAACTTCTCTATTTCATCCGCATTAAGGGGCTGAAATGTTTTACTATCGGGTGCGATCGCAAAACTAAATCGCTTGGTCAGTCGAGGATTCACCTTGACCCGCGCTTCACCCTTGAACGTATCACCATCTACGGTCACACCCACGACAGACAAGTTTCGCCCGCTAATCATGGAACGGATGACTCCGGTCACATAAGCCAACGTGTCTGGGTCGGTGATGGACTGCTCTTGAGATTGCTCTTGAAATTCTCTTACCAGTTGCCCCAAGGAGGCGAAAGCTTCGATTCGATTAGCTAGAAGAACCATCTATTAGATTTTGAATGTAATTATCCACTACTCGCTCAATTCGGCGCTCTGCTCTTGTTCCTAGACTTCCAGTTCTTGAATATAGGAACGGGCGGCGCTTTTGAACTTCTTTGCTATAAGGGACATTTGCTCCAACCTCAAGTTTATCCCTGTACGCTCGATAATTAATTGTCCCTCTCAGATTGCCCCGGCGCTGGTTAATTTTGGCAATAAAACCCTTACGTTGCTTATAGGCTTCGTACTTAGGGGAAAGCGCTGCCCAGGGATTTCCGTCTGGATCTGTTTCCGAGCGAAAATTGTCATCAATACTCAACTCTAATTCTTGACCAATTAAGTTGAACAAAGGAGTCGCATCTTCCAATGCGTGCTCTAGATTCCCGAATGAGGCGTTAACTTGGGATAAATCGATCTCAATTTCCATAATTGTCTTTAGATAACCGCGACATGCCGCGCATTTAACCAAATCCCTTGGGCGTCATCGCCTGAAGGATTTTTGTTGGAATCGCTTTTCTAATTACCTTTTGCCACGCTGGAGGTTGCCGATTGAGCATCTGCTGGAACAGATAAGGACGGGCAGACTTGGGACTGGTACCGGGGGTGTAAAAGAAGCCAGGGTCTGCCACCGGGTACAATCGATCGCCAACGCTCACCGCTGGCACTTCACCCATATCACCGTTGGGAAACTGATAAGGTAAGCGATCGATCAATTCATCAAACCCTCTATCTGGGGCGGGAACGGAGAAGAGGCGGCAACGGCACCCAAACCCAGATGGAGCAGATAGACCTGAATATTGCAGATCGTTCCCATCAAATATCATCCCGTCCATCGCTTTGTGGTGAGGGCGAAAGTTGGGGGAGTCGCGGTGCCGCCACATCAACCCCGGTCTCAAACGTTTCACCACTGGGTCTTGACGTTGCTGCAATTGACCGGCCGCATAAGCCATACGAAAGTTAGTCTTAGCGACTAAATCAGCTTTTCTCGCCGTTCCTTCCTTGGGAGACCAGCCGTAATTTTGAGCGATCGCATCAAAGTCTCTGGCAAATTGGTCGAACCCAATTCCATCGGCAATATACCGATCTAGGGCTTGGCGGAAGTCAGCCAGCATTTCGGCATTCGTGACACCAGCTACGGCGAATGCCCAGTCATTCTCAGCCCCTTGGATGTCTTTCCAGTCCTGAGTTGGAATGTTGAGTTTTTGACGGAAGTAAGCGATCGCACCCTCGAATGGCAGCCGCGTTGGATCGTCGTCAGCAAAATCCAAATCTCCTCTGTCTGGTCGCTCCGAGTACATCCCTGTCAAGGTGCCAATTATTGTCCCGGTGGTAAGAGCTGAGACCAATGAATTATTAACATTCAGCTTTGAGTACAGATCTTGCCAGTCAATCTGCGGCTTCAGGGAATTTTTGACCGAGGCAGCTACTCCCAAAACAGCTTGATGGAATTGGGCAACAAAGCGTTCTTCATAAATATCAGCAAAATCTTTCGGTTCAATACTCATCCGTGCCAGTCGTCCCAACTGGGCAAAAGCTAACACCGTTTCTTCCATCAATCATTTTCCGAGTAAGGCGTTGACCCCGAGTGAGGCGCTGACAGGGGAAGATTGAGCAATCGAGCCAATATCTCTCCTGGTTTCCCTATAAATATACCTACCGCTAGGGCGAAGAAGACCCCAGATGCAGAATTCATTACAATCTTAAAGTCTTGAGGGATGAAGGGAGTGTTGTCAATCAAGAAATTATCTGACAAGGCAGACGCTAACTTAAACGCTCCGGAAATTCCCCCGCAACCAATAGCCCCTAAAGCGATTTCCAGTCTTCGGCGTAACTCGGCGCGATCGCGTCTTGCCGCTTTTAAGCTGGAGCGAACTTCTTCCAGCTCACTAATTAGTGCGATCGCAAACTGACGAGTAGGTTCGTCCTCTATTGAATTAGCTTGTTTATTAAGACCCTCAAAATCTATGTTGTTGGCATTCAAGCTTTTTTAGGGTAATTCCATTACAACTAAAATAGCATTAAGCATCGGGAGCCGGAGTCCCATCTGAGCAATGAAACTACCAGAGCTGGTTCAGCAACTTTGGGAAAACTTTGTTCTTCTGTTTAAAAAAAGTGAGGAAGAACCACCAGCTATTTTTTCTAGAATTAAAGAAGCTGGGGACTGGCGTTCGGGTTCAGGCTTGTGGTCTGGGGTATTACCTTTATTTAGTACCCGAATTTATTACTTAGAAATTACCCGTACTTCTTACGCGGACAAACGGGAATTGCCAGTCAATCCCAAGCCTACTCACACGTTTAAACTTTACTATTTCACACAAGTCCAATCTTCAAAAGAAAGAATAACTGTATTTGTCTATCACAAAAACTGCTATCTTCAAGGCAGTTCTGAGGACTATATTGCCATAGAGATATTAGGGAGAGCGATTCAAAATCGATTACAGATTTTATGCGATCGCTCTTCGGTTGGCAGTCCAGACATCATCAAAACCGAAACCATCACCAAGCCTGGACAATTGCCTCAAATTCGCCTCAAGAACGAACACAGAGGTATTCCGGCTTCGTTACTAATAGGAAGAGCGTCAACGCAAACTCAGACTAACTGGCAAGAATTTATTGACAAGGAGATGCAACGACTGTTCGATGAAAGGACGGAGAGGGCAAGAAAACTCGGAATGCGTTAAACGCGGTGTGACGCGGTTATTGAATGGTTATTTACTATTCCTTTTGGGAATACTTAATACAAATGCTATTTTCCTATAATTATGATCACCATTCAAGTTCAACAGGAACTTATCAAGTGTGGACTACTTGATCCTCCAGCAGATGGAAAGTGGGGAGCACAGAGTCAGGCGGCATTAGTGGATTTTCAGAAGTTGGCGGGGCTATCACCCACTGGCAAATTGGACGATATTACGCTAAAGACTCTTTCTTGCCCAAGTTTCTCGCTCAAATTAGACTCACAGGATCTAGCTTCTCGAATTGTAAGATACATGCTAGATCAGGGCTACTTTGTATCAGCTGGGCCATCCCGCTACAACATAATCTATTTGGAAGGAGCCGACAAAAATGGATCTCCTAACAACGACCGATTTAATGAATGGAATGATCGCCGGATTGTTATTGAAATCCTTGGGAATACGCCCCAGATAGTAGGCAATTGGCTGGCTACCACAGAACCGGGAGCCACCTATACGTACAACCCGATGAATCCAGGTGGAGCATTCCGAATCGCCTTTGGACAATATCGTGCTTGGACATTCGGACTACATGGGCGAAGACAATATCCAGCCTTGGTACAGTGCAGTGCGGTGTCCGGGTATCGCGACAAGAACCGAGACGGGACGAGAACTGGTGATACCTTGGTAACGGGCGTTTTCGGCGTGAACCAACACCACGGCTATGACATGCAGTTTGTCGATGCGGCTTCAGCTGGGTGTCTTGTCGGTCAGTCCATTGAGGGTCATCAGGCATTCATGAAGCTTCTGAGGGGCGATCGCAGGTACCAGGTAAACTCAAATTACGTCTTTTACACCACTATCATTCCAGCGGATAAGTTAGCGGCAGCGAGTTAAGCATTATGCCCACTGGTCGCTTCACGACTGGTCTTTAGCTTCTGCGTGACTGGGTTTAAGTTGGGGACGATACTTGAAAGAGCCACCCTCCTCACTTCCGTTAGCCCGCTCTCTAACCCAGTCTCCCCTTTTCGCCTGCTCCAAGGATTTTCCTTTGAGCTTGCGGCAGGATACAACGTCCTCATTCCATCCGGCGCACTTGGTCGCACGCGCTTTTTTGATCGCCTCTTCTCTATCACTTGCATCCACTACGGCTGGGGTGTTGCGACCCTTGAACCATACCCCCCAAAGAGTGGATTCGGCAAAACTTGGAACACGCTTATATCGTTCTAGATCGGCGATCGCAATTTCCCGAATCCGACCAAAATACTCCTCAGGCATTTCTGTCAAGTAAGCTGCCTTGGCACTTTCCATGGAGTCGTAGCCAATCATGTATTTGTGTTCGTCGAAGTCCCCATCTTCTGGGGAAATCTGGGAGACTTCAAAAAGGCGATCTGCTGTAAGCAGCAGCGCTTCGCTATCGCTCCCTTGAGGTTCATCACCCTTCTTGAGTAGTAGACCAGGGTAGATGTAACAATCTAGAGCATCGCCATCAGCTCCAAGGTAACCACGGATATGACCATATCCAGACCGCAGCTTTTTACTGTTTTTCCGACCGGGGAAACGCACCATACCGGGGAGATATTCAACCCCAATACTTAAGCCGTTCCAATTGAGGACACGGTCAATAATTGCGCCAAAATCTACAGCCTCTGACAGTTCCATTGTGTCTTCTGTGTCTTCTGGCGCAGGTTCCGGAACTGTTTCTTCTGGTAAGCTGAACGCCTCTCCATATGTTTCTTGAATGTAATCGTTCGTAACATTCAGCCCAACATCAAGAATTAAGGTGCGATCGGTGCCGACTCTACCATTACGTTTCGCCTCACGCCTTTCCTCTTCTTTACGTTCCTGTTCCAGTCGCCTGAATTCTGATCGCGTTTCTCGGCGAATAATGGGTGATGCTGCGTCCGGCCAATTGTATTCACCAATTAATTGCCACAGTTGAGCGCACGGTCCCTCGTCGAGGCTATTACAATCGGCGTCCACTACGTTCTCATTACGGTTTTCGGCTTGCTGGGATTCTGCCGCGTAGCTTCCGGTAGATTTTTCAGAGTAGCTGCCCTCTCCCCAAATGGCACGGGAGATTTCCATGCCAGCCGTGTCATAAAGCCATTTTAGGATTTGATGCCCGCCCGCCCTCGGCTCAAGAAAATTTATTTTAAATCCGTCTGTGGTTGCTGCGTGAGCGTTGGGACTAATTGCTCTGAGCAGTCGGTTGAAAGCATCCAAAATCAGAGCATCTTCAGGGTTTAGGGGATTGAGATCTACTGGGTAAGTGCCGTGAACCGGGGGAGAACCAAGGCGATCGCCGGTGAGCACCCCTGACTTAATTACCTCTTTTCTGATCTCATAAAACTTGCGAATGCGGTAGCCCAATCCCAACCCCTGGGGCAAACCCTTCATGCTGCCGTAGGTGTAACAGATAAACCTATTACGAGGGCACCGTTCGCCATCAATGGGCGATCGCTTGGTGAGCAACCTGAGTTCGTACCCACCGACCAGGACGATATCTTTGGCTGCGTCGAGGTTTTCGTCCGTACAGACCTTAACAGTTTTGTTGTCTGGTTCCCGATACCGGAACGTAAAACGTCGCTGGGGAACAAATTCGACATTGGGGAGAATCAGTTCATTTCGTTCTTGCCAATCCAGAGCCTGAACGGCAAAACCAATCAATAGCCCACTGTTGAGGAAGTTGCCGCAGATTTGTTCGTAGGGAATTAGCGGTTTTTTCTTCTTATCCTTTTTTCCCGGCGTCTGATCTGATGTGTGAATATCAAGAATCTTCTTGGCAAGGTTTGCCGCCTCAATGTCTGCCTTGTCCTCACTCGCTGCGTCAACCAAAACCGCTCTACCCAACAGCGCCCCGACTCGCTCATCTAACTTGCCGCCTACCTGTGGATCGATGAGCATCTCTTCGTAGCGGAAGAAGTCACCACCAAAGCGCTGGTAGAGGTAAATGTCTTCTGGTTCGGGACCGTTATTAAATACCCAAGTAATGAGTGCTGGGTCAGTTTTGGCGAGTTCTAATTTGGTCTTGAGGTCAAAAGGCATTAATCAAAATATCTATGGATCTTTTTTCCAGTCTCTCTGTGAAAGAAATGTTCCGCCATCAATATGATTAGTTTTAAGAAATAATTCGTATTCCAGATCGGCTTGATTGCGATACCTATCAAACTCGTTGACTTGAATCCAAGGAATTGTATTTAAAAAGATTTGTACTAACTGATCAGACATATCGAAACGATCGCGATTAACCTCAACACTACGATAAATATCCCCGTTGTTGTGTCGCTTAGTTGCCGCATACCAATCGATCAACATTTCCAAAAGGTCAAACAGATTCATGTTTGACACTCGGCTTGTTGAGGCTTTTACTTCGTTTTCCAGAAATTTAATTTGCTCTTTCAGAACCTCATCTAGTTCGTCATTGCTGCCCATCAGCCGCTCTAGTTTATCAATTTGGGCAAGCATCTCAGAAACTTTTTTGCTGTTCCCCTTGGCATGAAACTCGGGATGGTGACGGTTTTTGCTGTAATGATGATCGAGCGCAGGCTTCATCCCTTGAAGAAACTGTTTATACTCATCACTCCCATAGGTACTTTCTGTCAGCTTGGGGGTGTATTCGGTAAAGGTAGATACCTCAGGGGTGGCAAGCTTGGAACGATCGTGAGTGAACTGCCGCCGCATTAGCTCAATTTGGGCGCTTGCTAGTAACTGCATTACTAAATTGATATGTTTCCAGGTTTCAGCGTTTGTCGCTAGCTCTGCTTGTGTTAATTCGGGGTCATTCATGCGATCGCTTCCTGTTAAAACCGCGTTATACCGCGTTTAACTAATCCTTGTTCTGTTAACCGTTCCAGACACATTGTACTGCCGACGCCCTATCTTCACCGCTTCGTCCAGCCAAGCTGTCATCACTGCCGCTGCCATTACCGTGTCGTCATGGAAAGGTTTGCCGTTTTCGTCTTCACCCTGCTCGGCGTGACGGACGCAGGTTTTTCCCTCAAACTCTTCGATAAAATGCAACATTTCATAGGCTAGTTGACAATCTGGAGGCAAAGAAAGCTGCTTGCGCTCAATCATCAACACCAATCTGTCAGTGTTGGTGAGCTTAGATGAATTGTTGTGGTTAACGCCCTCGACTCGCCAGCCCGGTCGTTCTTTGGCGATATCTTGGCGATACAGCTCGCCACCTGCGTTGGTTTCAATCGCCGCCATCACAATGGAATAGCGATCGCCTAATTCATAAGTCTTTTGGAGGTTGTACTCTTTGGACTTGAGTTGAGCGCGATATTCAGCGATCAATCCAACGGTGGCAGGCAGGGTGATATCCCAGACTTGAGCTACATAAAAGTCCTTGCCGGAAAAGTTGGGATCGATCGAGAGAATATATTTATTGCCATAGAGGCACGGTGACCATGCTCCAATTTTGGCTTTCTCAATCAAACTGGGATTGAAGACCAGCGATTGAGTATCTCGGCAAAACAACCCTTCAACTCGTGTTTTCCAGTAGGTACTATACTCTCCCTTCTTGATACGAATTTTCTCGATCCAAGCAATCGAGACAGCACCGGGGATGCGATCGCGTGGAAAATGTTTGGGCCAATCTTCTTGCGGAGCTACAGGCTCGTCATCGTCACCTGTGAGGATAAGGGCTGCAATCTCTAGCTTGAGGCGGTGAATACCATCCTCATCTTTCTGATATGCCCAATTCACATTAGGGTGAGACCAAACCGGAATGCGAATGTGTTTGAATTTGCAGGCTTTTTCAAAGGGAGTGCCGGGTGAAGTGGGGTTACCAATCCTTAATATTCGGTTACGGCTCCCCGTGATGCAGGCGCTCGCTCCGTCGTCGATTTCTTGGCTGATGCCGTTCGACTCATCCAGTATGACCAAGAGGGCAGCGGCGTGGATACCTTGGAAAGTGTCGGAGCTGTAGTTGTAGCTGGCGAAGCCGTAGGCATAAGCTTGTTCGTCTTTTTTAACAAACAGTTCGCCGCGCCTACCACCAAGTTTCTGGCGATTTCGGTCGTAAAGCGATCGCACTTCTTTCCAAAGCAGTTCCTTCACCTGGCGATTAGTGGGAGCCGTAGTGATACATAAGCCCCCCACAGCAAAAACTTGATGCAAAACTAATACAGAAGCCAGCTTGGTCTTCCCAATTCCGTGAGCCGCCTGTACGTTAGTCTCTGGGCTGTCTCGAACGCTCAGAGCGATTTGCTCTTGCTCGGCTGTTGGTTCAACGCCAAGCCATCGAGCAAATCCCACAGGGTCACCAACAAATCCGGCGAGCATTGCCAGTTGCCCCTTACTCTGCTCAACATCTGCAATTTTCGACATCGCCTCTCTATTAGCCCTCGTCAGTCGGGGAACTGGAAGACTCTTCACCTGCTTCAACTACCTCCCAAGTGCCATCTGGTCTTTGCCGCACGATCAATCCGTATTTTCTTAGGGTGGCGATCGCTTGATTGAAATCGTTGGTTAATCCTAGATGCTGCATCAGTAGCTTGAGAACAGCTGCCTTGCTGTGCTGCTTGACGTAGGTCTTGACAGCTCTTCCCATCTCAATCTGTCCAACTTCTTGAATCGTGGCAACCTCCCAATCGGGTAAGGTTGCGGAATCTTTAAGAACAAGACCTTTTTTGGAAAAGTCGCAAACTCCAGTAATGCGAGCAAAACTCTGATAGGCAAGTTCCCTAAGAACTTTATCGGCTGTAATCTCTGTTCGTTCTTGTCGTTCCCGCTGAAGTCTGGCAATTTCAGCTTGAATGTTAAGTTTTGACAAGTTCTGAACTGCAATTTGACGTGCAGTTTCGGGACTGTAGCCAGCTCGAATTGCCGCTTGAGTACCATTTAGATCGACGAGGTACTCTAGGCAAAACCGCTTCATTTTGTCGGTAAGTCGAGCCATCGAGCAAGAGAATTGTTTCCCTTGATTATCTCTTAACGGTTAATCCTGATATAAAATCTCTCGCGATCTATAATCCAAACTCATGAGAGAAAGCTATCGCTCAAAACTCGTTCTTAGAGCGAATTTAGTACAATAATTTTTCTGGCTATTGAAAGTAGGGCGAACGACGGGACTCGAACCCGCGAGTGGTGGAACCACAATCCACTGCCTTAACCACTTGGCTACGCTCGCCATTGCATATTTGAATATAGCATTTGGCTGGTTGGTTGATCTACTC